CTCTACGATTAACACCACCTGACTCCACATAACCTCCTAATCCATTGTGAAACTCAATAGCTTTTTCTACTAAAACCTCAAATCCAATATAATCTTCTTCAAACATAGTTACATCATCTATGACTTGGTGAATATCGTTTAAAAACTCATTGACTATAGAAGAATGTCTTTCGTTTAAATAAATTATATCGTTATTAATGCTCATTCTACAATATAACAAATAAATAATGGAACTTTATGGAACAAAAATATAGTTTTTATCTCCACGCCATTATTTTCCTGCCATTCTTAAACATATACCTCATTCTCATCATAAGTGCATCAGCAAAGTCAGGAGAATGTCCTAAGACGGCTTTCATTTCTTTTTTTGATAGAATAGATAGTTTTCCATCATTATCCATATTCTTTCTTCTTATAACTTCAAATTCTTCAATAATCTTGTTTCTAAGGTCAATATCATTGCATTTTACCCATATATTACCCACATTTATCTGTTCTGCAAGTTTATAATAGCATTGTGTTTTTAGATTCTGATAACTCTCTTTATCTAAAGGTTTGGCATTATTCACAAAAGGTTGCACTCCTTTCATGTAATGAGAGAGGTATTGACCTACTCCATCACTATCAATTATGATGTTTTTTTGTGGTATTTTGTGCATATCTGCTGTGTTTCTTATCAATCTCTCTACATTATCGGCAGATGTCTTGTCTTTTGTTATCATTTCCTTGACTACCATCCCATACCATACGCAAATCACTAGTTTATCACTACCAAGAAGAGCAATATCGCAAGAAAGATACCTTTCACCCTCATCTTCAGATACAGATGAGTTAGTGAACATATTTAAAACAGATTCATAGTCAAAAAGTCTATCTTCACCTGAATCATATTCCCAATTACCATGAAGTAGTCTTTCTCTTGAAACAGGATCAAGCTTTTTCAGTTGTTCCTCATAAAACTCTGATATATGTGGATTATCTGCTAATTTAGCCTTCACAAACTTCTTATGAGTAGCTAAAGTACCATCTCTATCTTGTTTATAGAAGTCATACACCCAATTTTTTGCTGGATTGCACGACATAAGCACTTTTGGGCGTAATTTATACTCTGAAAGCATATATCTTATTCTTGAAGCCACAACATTCTTTGCTTTTTCGGTGCATTGGTTCACCTCATCTATAAAAGCACCGGAAATCTCTAGTGAACCAAGTGAATCAAAGTTTGGATCAGCTGGGTACTGGTAAAGGTCTTTTAATAAGATTGAACTGCCATTAGTAAACTCAATAACATTACTTTGGGCATTAAACTTGTAAACTTGACCTTTTTTAACCCCCCAATCACTACAAACCATAAAAAAAGAGTTTAAAGTAGTTTCTTTAAGCGTTTTTAGCACTGCTCTACCCATTAACCAACGAGTGCCAGGATAACGAAGGCAAGAATACAACAACCAAGCTGCTCCAAAATATGATTTACCTCCTCCAGCACTTCCTCCAAATAAAACTTCACTTGTTTCATTGTCGTGAAGGTAATTCCAGGCTTTGTCTTGTTTAGGTGTAGGCTTAAAATCTATTTCCAAACTGACTTAACTAATGCCTTTACAGGTTTTATTATACAAACTATTAAAATAAGATATACAATAACTGGGGGTAAAGCAAATGCTATTGCTAATCCACCAAATAAATATTCTAAAATTCCTGGTTTTGTGTCCTTAAGACCTAAACTTTTTTTAATTTCTTTCATTATTCTATTATTCCAATGCTAGTTAAAAATATTATTGATGCTTCATCTCTATTAAATTTATTCCTAAAAGTTTCTCTTGCTGAATGTTTAGCATTGTCTGCCAACTGATCTGCATATAATACTTCTATAAAATATTTTGCTTCTTCACCTATCTCTGTATTTTCAAATACCTTAGTTTTATAAATAGCGTTCATTAATTCAAGTATATTATAATCTACAGATGTATATGAACTGTACTTGTCAGAATGACTCTCTGCCAACAACAAAGTATCTTCAATAAAAGTAATTGCACTAGCTGCTCTTGCAGTTACTCCCTCTACATTGATAAATGCCTTAAGTTCTTTAGTAGTTAGTTTATCATTAAGAAGAATGTAGTTTCCACCTGTAGAATACTCCAAAGCCCAAAGTGTTCCAGAAACAAGTTCAAAAGGAGCTGGTCGGCTATTTGTTTTTGCATCAAGTTTAGGTTTAAAGAACTTCTTTTTCTCTTCTCTAGGCTCTTCTTTAAGTATTGATAATTTCTTATTATCTCTTATCTTTGTAGGGGGTAGAGAGTTTGTGTAATCCGAATCCATTATTGAGTCAGATATTGTAATTCTTAAAGGTGTAGCTATTGTTAAATCCATTTTCTATGTTTTAATTTATTCTTAAAGTTTCCAAACTATGTTAATTATTTTGATTATATTAGCATCTTATTATTGTTGTTTATAAATAATATAAAAACCCCTTTAACAAAATCCTTTTCATTTTTGTTGAAGTGATGGTCAAGGGAATATTATAATGTTTCTTCAGGGGATTTATAATTAAACACAAATCCTTCCCCACCACTAGTAACATCAACTCTATCAATCACAATTCCTTTCATCTTTGCAATATCCTGGAGTAATAATCTACAGATATTCAAATCTCCTGCTTTATATCCTTGACTATATAAATCTTGCAACATTATAGCGTGTTTATCCATTTCATATTCTCTTTCCTCTGCAAATTGCTCTGCAAAACTCTCTAATGCCTTCTTATAATAGATACTAGCCATTCTTTTCTTAATTCCCCAATGAGCTTCGCAATACTCCATTATGTCAGTGTACCTTACTCCCCTTAAAATTAACCTTACAACCTCAGTGGTTCTTTTGTAGCTAACCAAAGAAGTAGCCTTCCCTGAGTCCTTAGTAATATCTAAAGCTGAACTATTCTTAGTTGAAACAACAGACTTAATAATCTTTAAATCTTGTTCCTTTTGGAGTAGCTTGGCATCTCGCCTATCAGCCCTTCCTTGATCTCTTTTATTCATTTTACAAAGTTACATTATTTATGTACAATATAACAAATAATAAATAATAAAGTTTGGAACTAAAATATATATTGTGCAGTTGGTGTAATAAAAGTTTAAAATCCGAAAATCTAGTGTGAATATCGTACTACCTCAAAATGCAGTCCTCAACACGCAAATAACACCCCCCCAGTGGTTAACACTTTGATAAAATTTATGCAATTATTTTTTTTGATCTTTTCAAACGCCCTCAAAAAATGGCTCTTTTTGATTGGTTAAGTGTTGACACTTTGCACCCCTCACAACCTCACAACAACAACAAAAGATGAGTAACTAGTGTAAAATAGAATCTATAAAAGTACACCCTACACCCCCCAAATTGAGCCACCACCACACACCCACACACACACCCAACGCCCACACCATAACAACAACCAACGAACCAACCAACGAACGAACGAACCAACCAACCAACGCCCACACAATAACACCCACACCACCACACCAACAACACCATAAGCCAACACCATAAGCCAACACAACACCACCAACAACACAACACCCACCAACACCCACCAACCAAAACAACCCCCAATTAAGGAGGTTGTGAGGTGCTACAATAAGCCACAAAAAAACCCCCCCAAATTGGGAGGGCTTGAGGTGGTACGCTTTGAGTCTTACGCTAAGGGGAAAAGGTAGGGAGGTGCGTCATTCTCAAAGATATAGATTTGTAACCCCTTGAAGGTTTCTAGTATCTTATCATTTAGGCTCATCCTACTCTCCAAATCGTTTGCAATGTATAGGGTTAAATTAAAGCTTGTTTGCTCATCATCTACACCACTACCACCCACAAAGCCTATATCTATAAAGTAAGGATGGTTTGAATGTTTAAGGGTGTTGTTCAAATAGTCCTTGATTTTACTTATTTGGTTTTGGACTTTGTTGTTGTGTCTATCTCTATTAAATAAGATTCTATATTGTATTTTCATAATTTTGATTTTAAGTTAGTAATTTATATTTGATTAATTAGTTGAGTTATTCTTGAAGTTGTGCCACTATCTAGGTTTGAGGAGTATTGATTTACTACACTAAGAGCATATTCCTTATTAATGTAGTTTTCAAGCTTTTTAATCTCTTCAAATTTAATCTTATGACATCCAATAAAAAAAGTATTATTTTCTACTTTGTTAATTGTATAATAGCCAATTTTTTGATTTGAAAACATTTGATTTGCCTTTGTATTATCCCATTTGAAGAGGTTTAAAGCGTTTATAATATTGATAGCTTGTTCTAGTTTAACAACTACATTTTGGGAAGTTTGAACGCTATAAATAAACTTTGGCTCTACCTCAATTTCATTTTGGAAAACATCACAATGCAACCTTAACAAATCAAAATTTAAACCTCTAACAACTTGCCCCTTTGCATAGAATTTTTTTATTTGCTCCTTTTGTTTTTGTTTCTTTACTAGGGCGTTTTTTGTGTTTTGCTCTTTTACTTCATTTATAAAATCTATACTATTAAAGGAGTTGAAAATATGAACTAATCTTTTATATTGTTTACCTCTTTTATCAATAGATAAATTAATTGTTTTATTATCTAAATCAATAGTTTTGATTTTATGAGTATTGATATAATTTTGAAATCTTGTAAACTCTTCTTTTATCGTTTTTAACCTATTTAGCAAACTTTGTTTGTTTTGTCTTGCTCTAGGTAGTTTTTTCGCTATCTCTTCACACTCCTCAAGTGCTACGCTTAACAATATAGAACTAGTAAAAAATTGGTTTAAATGTCTACTAGAGCTTATAAAATCGCTAATATGTTTGGATGTTGTTACACTATACCCTCTATCATTTACTAAAATTGCCCCACCTTTAAGGTGCAAACCTAGTTTGTAATGAGAGCCAAAAGAATAAAGAGAGTTAGAGTAAAAATA